CCTCTGGGCGATCGCTCAGGACGATGCCGGGGCAGCCGTGGCAGCCGCGGGCGACATCACCTTCACCAACGCCGCCACCTCATAGGAGAGCGACTTCGTGGCCTCGAGCCAGCCGCCGCTCAGAAAGCCGCTGTTCAGGGCATCGGCAAGGGTCGTGGCTGCCGTGAGGGTGCCGGTCGTGGCGAAGAGTCCCAGACCTTCCCTCTGCTCGAGGGCGCCGGCTACGTCCTCGAGGTGCGTGTCGAGCTTGCCCAGGTTCGTGGAGTCCGGATAGGCCGAGACGACGAGGTCGTACTGCTCGGGGAAGATGACATCGAGGGCATCCTGGATGTCCGGATCGGTGGCTCCGCTCGCCATCGCAGTAATGGCGGCCGAGGTGGTCACATCCGATGACCAGGTCACCACGATCCCGATCTCGTTGCCCAGGGTCCCCTTGTTCTTGGCCGTGAGATCGACCTGAGTATCATCGCCTCCGTTCACCGCGGCGGTGACCGGGAGATCCGGCTGCTTTGCAGTCGTCATCTCCGCCACCACTGCCGCGGCGATCTCCGTGGCCGTGTCGTCGGTTTCGACCAGCACGTCGACCTTCTGGTTGCCGATCCAGATCGAGAGCGTGGCCGCCCCGGTGGCGGCGTTGGTGAAGGTGATGTCGCCCGCGGCTGCCACGGCTGCCCCGGCATCGTCCTGAGCGATCGCCCAGAGGTCGACGTAGCGATTCGCATTGAGCGCGGCCGAGCATGCGAGCGCCAGGATCGAGCCCCTGCCGAAATAGGCATTGCTGATGTCTTCCCCGGCGATCTGCACGACCTCGAGGGGATCCTGGGATCCGGCGGCAAGCTTCTGACCGATGACGAGAAGCTTCTGCCTATTCTCGGGCAGGCCCCGAACGGCCAGGCGGGTGTTGAACTCCAGGTATTTGCCCGGCCGTCGTAATGAAGCCGGGATCTGATCGAATTGGATAGTCATGATTCATCCTCCTTCGGGTTGTTTCTATGCGTTGCCTCTACTCTTTCGGTTTCTCCTTCGGCGCCGGCTTCGGCTTCCTGGGAGGCTTGTAAAGTTTGATGCCCCCTTCCTTGAGCCTGCGCCGGTAGTACCGGGTATTCGGAACGCTAACCGGCTTGTCGGCCGGTATCGCGGCATTCGGGTTGGTCTCGTAAGGGACCTTCATCCCTTGAACGGCGATAACTTTAATCTTATCCATGCCTGGCTCCTTACTCTGAAAATTCGACTACATCCTCGGCCCTCGGCTCCTCGGCGTCAGGCGGGATGTGGTATCTCAAGTGCACGCTCGTGAGGTCCCCTTCGTCCACGACGCTCTCGGTCGTCGTGAACGAGGTAGTCAACTCAATTGCGTAACAGCTCGCTTTCTTCGTCTGGTCGATCGAGCTCACGCGCCGGATATCCAGCGGCGTGATGTCCAGATCCAGGGTCTTCCCGAAAAGCACGTCGATCACGTCCCGGATCATCTGGTATGTACCGACCATCTGTGGCCCGCCCCGGCGCTTCGCCCTCTCATCCCTCAGATTGTTTGAGGCCACGAAGATCGTGAACAGCGCCGTCTCTGTGCTCTTCAGAGCCCGGCCCATCGTCTTCTTCTTGAATTCGCTCCGGAGGTAGACGACCAGTACGGCCGGGAACCTCACGATGAGCTTGTCGAGTGCGTCATCGAAATCGCCCTGGTAGGTGCCGATCGTCTTGCAGTAATCATTCATATCTGAAGCTTCCAGAGCAGCTTTGATGGCGTCCTCGATCTGCCCGATCATGCCAGGGCCTCATCAAGGTATCGGGAGAAAATGGAGCGAATCTCCTGTTCATCCTCTGGGAGAATCTGCATATAAGGGCGAGCCGGGATTGTCACTTGCTTGCCCCGGCCGGCCTTGCCGCCGAAGTGATGAATTGCGGCATAGGCCACATTCGTGCCGACCTCGGCATAATCCCGGCCGTGCCTCGATCCACGATGGATGGAGCGAAGAAGGCGCCCCGTGACCATGAGGATCTTGGCTCCCAGGATCTTTCGCTCGGCTGTCTTTTTAAGCCCACCCCGTTTCTTGAAAACCTTGCCCACTCTCCCTCCGGCTCGATTGTAGAGGGTCACAGGCGAGAGCGGCTGCCAGCGCTGGGGCCGACCTTGTTCATGGAAGGTCTGTGTGATGGAGCTCACCATGTACTCGCCCACCTCTTCGAAAGCCGGCTCCATATCGACCGACTTTCGAAGAGCCTTGCGAACGCGACGCTTGAACTGCGCGTCGTTGATTTCCACATCGAGTGTGAGTCCGCTCACCGCTGCCGTCCCCGTCTCAGAATTTGTCCAGCGTCGTCGAGTCGAAAACCTTGGTCCTGGTGCGGCCGGCCACCGGCGTTTCCGGCTCGCTTGTTTCGCCTTCCTCTCCCTGGGTGACCTGGATCGTCCCCTTCCCGATCGCCTCGAGCTTCTTCACGGCCGCTTTGTATTTCCCTGACCATTTCCCTTCTGTCTCACCCTGATCCCAGTCCCTCCGGGAGAAGAGATTGTAAATTGTGATGTCAACGGCCAGGTCTCGAATCAGGCCGGGCACCGGATCGAAAGGAAGTGTGTACCTTGGCTGGCAGTACCCGTTGATGAGATTCTCTGCCTGCTCGATGGCCGAGATAACTCGATCGTCGATCTCCGGGTTGTCCTCGCCCTCGTCTTCGTCATCCGTCAGTTGGACCAAGTACTCGAGGCTTATGACCTTGAGAAGATCGTCCCTGGTGCAATACATTCCGGACTCCCTTTGAAGTTGCCCAGCCTGGCTGCCCAGGGCCCGCCACAGACCGATCGGCCGACGGAGAGCCCTGGACTACTATTCCGTTCGATCGCGGCTCAAACGGCTCCTTTGGCCTTGAGGCGGGCGAGCACGTCCTTCGGCAACGAGATCTTCTCGCCGATCTTATGCCAGGTGCCTCCGCACTTCACCGGCCGTTTGAGCTTCACGATCTCATTGCCGGATCCGGCCTCTGCAGCTTTCTTTTCCGGCGGGGACGAAGCCTCAGTACCGGATCCGGCCGCGGCGGCCTTGTCCTTCGGCGAAACTGCTGCCTCGGGCCGCTCCTTGGCGGTTTTCTTCTTTTTTGCCATCATCCACCCCCTTCATTTTAGACGACGGTCGCGATGACGACTGCCTCAGGCTCTTCCGGTACCGGCAGAGGCCGGCTCTCGGCCAGAATCCACCTCGCGGACGGATCCTTCGTGGTCCAGCTCTTCGAGAAGAAGGGGCCGATGACCTGGGCGCCGGCGTCCAGGTCGATGATCAGGCCGTAGTGGACCGTGAAGCGCGCCTCGGTGGCCACGAGCACGAACTGGTCGACCGCAATGAACGGCGTGAAGGTGCCGGCCGCGTCGTAGCCGCCGTTGTACTCGTAGATGTCCACCCCGGCGATCGTGCCCAGGAAGGTGGGCTGATCCACTGAGAGCTGACCGATGGAGATCCGGCGGTTGTCGAGAAGGGTCTGTACCTGGCTATTGGCCAGGAAGGCATCCGCTGCTTCCGAGCCGATGAAAGCCACGTCGGCGTTGTAGCCCAGGGCCTGCTCGATGAGCCGCTTCCATGTGCGGATGTCGTCGACCGGCGTGCCGGTATCCGCAGCGCTCCAGAGATCGTCACCCTCGAGGGTGACCTGGTTGTCGTCCGGGATGCCGTAGTCGATCTCGAAGGCGAGGTTGTCCTGGGCCACCGAAAGCGTGCCGGTGAGCGCCTGGGCACACATCCACTCCTCGGTGCGGCCGGTCATGTTTTTGAGCTCCTGCTGTTCGAGGGCCACCTTGCGGCGCTGGTAGTCCTCGAGCTCCTGGACCGAGGCCACGTAGAGCTGGCCTCCGGCGGCCCGTGTGGTCAGAAGGTCCTTGGCGTGAAGCGGATTCTTGAGCCGGATGCGGGGAGCCTTAATGGTCCTCGTGGTCTGGCCCAGCTTGGCCACTACCGCGCCCTCTTCGACGGGAGTGACGAAGGGCGCGATCTTCTGTCCGCCCACGATGAGATCGATGTCGATGTCCTCGCTGGCATGGTGCTCGGTCCTTTTGAAGACCTTGTCCCGGAGCAGTCGCGATACAGGCTTGATCTGGGTGATCGCCTGCGTGAGCGAGCGCCAGTGGAAGATGTCAACTGCCATTGTTCTTACCTCCTCTCTGGCTGCCGGGCGATTGCCCGGCGCCTTATTGTTAGTTTAGATCTCGGATTCTATTTGAAAGGTTCCGCCCGATTAGAGCGCCACCTTGATGATGATTCCGAAAGCCTGGAGCTCCTCGCGGGTCACCTGCTTTGCGGCGTCATCGGCGCCGTTGCCGGTGAGGGCGGCCTCGTTGAACTCGCCATGAACGTAGGCGACGGTCGCGGCCGCTGCCGCGCTGGCATCCGTGTCGCGTGCCAGGATCGCCCGGGGCGTCTCTGTGCCGTCCTCGGCAGCCGCGTCATAGGCCGCATACTCTCCGCTTGCCGTCACCCGGCCCAGCACCTGGCCGCGATCGAGATCTCCGGCCGCTTCGGCCAGCGTGATGGCCTTCTCGATCGTCCCGTGGCTGCCGCCGATAAGATCGTCGGCGGAC